TGTCTCCTTGATTTTATCCCAAATGATTTGAGCAAGTTTAACATATTCTCGCCAGGTTAATTTGACTTTTTTCCCATCGTCAGTAAGAAGTACATTTACCTCTTGCGCAAGTTCCGCAAAATTGAAACTATAACAAGCCACGTCCCCTAAAGGTGACTTTATTGTGTCTGCATTTTTAAGCGCATCTTTTAAATTAGTCTGCATATTATTTGTTTTTACTTTTTAAAAAAAATTTTGAAATTAATGTCCCTAATTCAACGTTAGTTATCCGCTTGATATTTTCTGCAACGCTAAATAACTCTGTTCCAGATATCATCATTGCCACCATGTATGTAATTGGAAAAGGAATGTCAAAGGTATTTTTTGCACCTTCAAAAATAAGGATGGCTACAAAATAAACGACTATCTTTTCCGTTGTCCTATACAATCCTTTGCTGCTTATCTTTTGCCCTTCCTTTTTTGCTGCCTTGATTCCTGTGATTGTGTCTGCAAAAACAACGGCAACGGTAAATACCAAAAAGCCTTGGATAGGGATGAAAAACGAAGCAATGAAGCCAGTAGTCAATGCAACGGCAAAGAACTCATAGCTTTGATGTAATAATTTTAGTATAACTGCTTTCATTATTCAAGTTTTATTAGTCTCACATCACCATCCACGGTTGCAAATTTGCCATCAGCGTACTTGTACAAGTCGTATTTTATGCCGTTAAAAGCAAAGGAAACTTGATTAGTAAATGTAGATAAAAGAAGGTTTGTTGAAATAGAATAAACTTTGCCGTTGTCTGGATTAAAGATTAAACGCTTATTGCTGTTTAATTGAATTACTCCATCAATGATTTCACCGTTAAAGTTCAACTTCCAGTCTCCTATAAACTTTGCAGTATCTCGTTGAGCCGTTGTAAAATAAACAGGCTTTCCGCTTATTTGTTGGTGCAAATCATTGTAATAATTTATCCTTTGCACTGACTTAGCCTTTGTAATAATAGGCTTGGCATGAATAGCAATGGTGTTGCTTTGCCTTTCGGCATCGGTAACAAGGCTTTGAATGGCAGTTGCACTATCGCCTAATATTTGCTTTGAGCCTGTAACAGTTGAATCAGACAAAGTCGTTTGCTGAATAATGTAATAAATGTTGCCTTGCTTTTGAATGTACACCGTGTCTTTGACAACGTCTTGGGCAAAGGAAAACAAGGGAAGGAATAAAAATAGGTATCTCATTTTATTTATTTTCAAGGTTAATAATTCTTTGTTCAAGGGCTTTAATGAGGGTTTGTTGCTCTTGTATGGCTTTGGTCAGTAATGGTATAATATTGCTATAAGCAATGCTTAATGTATCTCCATCACTTCTTACTATTGAGCCTAAATAATCTTTATTTTCTAAAGTTTGATAAACATCTTGAGCAATAAATCCTAAATGTTTTGTATCATTATTTACAGAGGCGTTTATATAATTAAAAACAACTGGTTTTAAATTATTTACGATATTTAAAGAACTATCTAAATCAATAATATTTTCTTTAATATTTGCATCAGAACCATTTACATAAGCACCTTCGCCCCAAACGCCAGTACCATTTACTTGCAAATTATAAGCACCTCTATCTGTTGTTGGGGCAACATGAACTTCTCCACCACCTGTAATTTGCATACGTTCCAAAGAATTTGTATAAAACCTTACTGGTTTATTACCAATTGCTATAAAATATAATCCAGTAGTTGATACGTTTATATATCCATAAGCAATAGTATTATCGTTTGATTGAAATGCAAATTCACTGTCATCATCTCCACTACCTCTGCCCGTTAATCTTATTGCTGCGCCTCCACTGTTTGCTGCTATTGTTAATGGTGCTTGAGGATTTGTAATTCCAATTCCCAACCTACTATTTGTATTATCCCAATGAAGATTTGTAGGTTGCAGTATACCTGTTGTTCCGTTTCCTACTAATACTTTATTTGCAGTTAATGTACTTTGGTTCGTTCCCCCATTTGCCACAGGCAAAGTGCCCGTTACACCAGTTGTCAATGGCAATCCCGTTGCAGCCGTTAATACACCGCTTAAAGGAGTGCCTAAGGCTCTGCCACTACGGTAATAATTTGTAAGCATCGAAGAAGTATCGCTAATATTTAATTTTAAACCAAAGCGAGAAACAAGGTTTAAAGTAGTTGTATCAAAGGTTGAGCCTCCAGCTTGTATCCATCCATTACTTGCCGTTTTATAATGCCATAGCAAATTTGTAGTTGTATCAAGCAAAAGAAAAGCACTTGTATCCTGTTTGTTTGCTCTTGTAATTTTGCTTGTTGCCGTGACTGTGTCAATGGATGCCACGCCCCGATAAATAAGCCCATCGGCAGTAGTCTGTTCTCCAAGCGTTATCTTTTGATTACCGTTGCTCGGGTACTGTGCCCATGCAAGGCAAGGCAAAAGAAAGAGGAAAAGGTGAAGGAGTTGTTTCATGTTTTTGTTTTTTAGTTATTAATTGGTACTTCTTTGCATAATTATCCAATTAGCGCCATCACTTACAAGCGTAACAGCTTTATTATTTGTTGGATTAAAAATTGCTGTACCTGCACTACCAGTAGGAGGAGAAGTAAAAGGTATAACATTAGAATTTGCAGATTGCACTTGCCCTGTGCCTGTTTGCCTAATATGTAATTCTTTGCCCGGATATGTAGCTGCATTAGGAAGCGTTATCGTTGTAAGTACATTTGTATTTATATCTAACCATGTTGTATTTACACTAACAGTAAAAGACGAACTTGTAGATGATGTGTATTGTCTTTCTAACCATGGCGTGTTTACTCTACCTCCAAATGTTCCAGTTGATGAAACGTCTATTGTGCCAGAAAATGTTTTATTTCCACTAAATGTTTGAGTAGTTGCACTTACAACTCCTATTGTCCCACTCCCAGCTAATGCCATTGATATAACAGGAGTAGTTGTCCCTGTTGCTACGCTTAAACCATTTGCAGGACTTCCTGCGCTAACACTTGTAACCGTTCCAGATCCACCTGTTGCAGACAATGTGCCACTTGCTAAAGATAAGCCTGTGCCTATTGTAACTGTAGCAAATCTATCTGTGGAAGATAATCCTGCTAATCTTGTGGCAGTGTATGTATAATCTTTAAATACAGCTCTTGCATTAAATTGTGTTATACCTTCAAATACTTTATCACCACTAAATTGCTGTGTACCTGTTGATGAAACAATTCCAGGAGTACCAAATGCAGCATCTGCTACGCTTATAACTGGTGTAGATGTTCCTGTTGCTACTGATATTGCACCGGTGCCACTAACACTTGTTACAGTGCCTGCCCCAATAGCAGTCCTTGTATCAGCTGCATTTAAAAGTGTTATTGTTTTATCTGCGTTAACTTTTATAAATTTATCACTAACACTATTATCAGCTACTAACAATGCCTTACCAACTGTTGTAACTCCTAAATTAGTCAATGCAGCATCGGCAGTCGTTGCACCTGTACCACCATTTGCCAAAGGTAAAGCATTACCACTATATGTCAATGCCAAAGTGCCGCTTGTTGTAACAGGTGAGCCACTAACAGTAAATATAGATGGTGCAGATAATCCTACACTTGTTACAGTGCCACTACCTCCACCTCCACCGCTATATTGTGGTATATTTAATGTCGCACCTACCAATGTTGCAGCTCCGCTTGTGCCTGTTGTAGTAAGTGTTATATTATCTTGTTTAGTCGAAAATCTGGATGTTAAATTTAAAGAGGTTGTATCAGAAAAAGCAAATTTATTATTAAATGTAGTCCAATCAGTTGATGTTAAATATCCATTTCTTGCCGTTGTAGCGCTTAATAATTCAATTACCGGAGTAGTAGTTGTATTTGTAATAGATAATGGATTCCCACTTGTTCCGGATGCCGTTACACTTGTAACCGTGCCGCCTCCAATGGCAGTGCGAAAATTAGCAGCTGATAAAGCAGAAACAGAGTTATCAGCATTAAACTGTGGAAAGGTAATAGCAGAAGGATTGGTCAAAGTAAACATTGACTGCCCTACCGTTGTACCTCCTAAACTTGTTCTCCCTGTAGCTGCTACTAAATCAGTGCTACCTCCATCCCATTTTAACCTATCTGTATATGCTGTATTCCAATTACTTGAATTATTTACAATAGATGTTGTCCATGTTGTGCCAGTGGAAAGTGCAATGCCTGCCTCTGGATAAATAGGATTACCTTGTGCGGAGGAAACAGAACCTATGCCAGATACTGTAACTAAAGTATAGTTTTCGCCTACTTTGTAAGATGTGGCTGCTACCTTAACCTTGTTTGTGTCAATAACGGAAAATTGGTCATTAAGTAATAACTGCCCATTGCGGAAGAGTAATATAAACTGCCTTAACTGAATAGGAAATTTAGGGAGAATAGTAAATGTTAATGTGTCACTTGTAACATTTTCGTATTCGTGTGTAATTATTTTTA